CTTGCAATACAACCTAGAGTAGTGGGACCCCTTTTTACAAAAAGGGGGGATAGGGTCAAAAAAAGTTTGGATTTTTGGATTTGGTTCGGGACCCCTGGCGCGTTAGCGCCAGGGAGAGAGAGTTAGTCTAGTAAGACCATGTAGGCTTTAGCATTGTGTTTCATAAACCAGTCTAAATGCTCTCGCATTATCTTCCAATGTTTACTTGCACCTTGCCCAAGTTTCTTGTCTTCTAGTGTTGCCATAAGTTCAGCAAGAAAAATACAATCATGTCTTCTTGCCTCTTCTTTAGTTAGCATAACAGACTCGCCGTTGAATCTGTTTCTTCTTTCTTCTGTTCTTTCTGTTTTAGTCATATCCTATATTCTCATGGATTAGGGTTATTGTCAACCTCTTTTATTTCTTTTGTTTTAAATGGATTGCCTCGCCAATCTGTTCTATTTACTACCTCTACTTCTATCGGTGTTTCAAGGCACTCGGTCCTTGGGTGTAGTCTGATGAATTCTTCCCAATGTGCATACATAAAATCATTCCAACAACCTTGACTACAAAAATGGGACCAACAATTATTCCTGTTCCAATTATTTTCTGCAATCTTTCTAGTTCTTAAAACCTTTGAACCCTTGACACCTCTTATTCTATCCTGTGTTTTATTTGTATGGCACTTTGGACCATGACACCAATTATAATCACTCATGTCTTGGCAACCCCTCGTGCATTGCAAAAATTCCACCAACACAAATTAACAGACCTAAAACTTGGTGGTCTGAATTCATGAAAGTTATTGCACCCAACATTGCTAATATAAAACCTGTTAAAGTCATCATCATTCTCATTATCATTAGTGCCTCACTTTCCAACTTGTAGTCGCAGTCCTATATCCATGTGCGTCTAAATCATAATAAACATAATAAGGTGTTCCATTTTTAGCAACACCATATCTGCTTTTATCATCGTGCTTTCCTTGTCTTGTTATGTGCTTCTTATGTTTAGAAGCCCAATAAGTTATATAAAATGTTTTAGTCATATGTATTTCTCTCTTTCTGTTCCTATCCTACAATAAGTAGGATAGGAAGTCAACTATTAATTTACACTTTGTTGAGCCATTTGTTGTCTTGCAATCGCAATCTTTTGTTCTCTTGTAAGAACCTCTTTATCTTCTAAAAGACTAGCCAAATTGTCAGGACTATAAATTGATAAAGCCAAAGAACTACTTTCATTTAACATTGTTTCATTTAAAACAACTCCAACTTTATCTGCAAGTGCTTTTGCTTGGTCAAAGTATCTGTAAGATTTTAAACCTAATCTTAAAGTTTTCATTTTGCCCTCAACATAAGAATATAATTGTTGATGTTCTTTAATTACATTGTCGGCACTAGCACGATACATCTTAAAGAAATTCATAGTATTCTCATCAACTTTGAATTGTCTTGATCTGCAATAAGATGTTCCAATTACCCAAAGTTTAAAATCATTTTCCCATTTTGAAACAGGAGTAATTACAGATTTATCATCATTTGAAGATGTACTGAAACCTAAAAATCTATTACAATTACTCTCATCATTGTAATACTTTGGATTTCTTTTTGAGTAATCATCTTCAATAGATAAATGAAAGTCAGGATTTAAACCTTTAGCTTTCATCTCATCACGATAATATGCTCTTGCAAACTTTCTACCCATGTCAAATCTAACATTGACCTCATCATCTGCTTGATACTCTTTACCCTCATCATCAACTTTAGTTATTGGCATTGTAATATTGAAACAATTATCATTATACAATTCGCCACCTGCCGAACTATATTTTTTAATCATTGATCTGATTGTGTCAACATCTTCCTGTGGTTGATGATATCTTACTACTTTAGTAATCATCTCTTTTGCTTTTTCTCGCATAAGATCGTATTGTTCTTTTGCTTGTACCAATTTATCTTTTACTTTATCTTCATAAAAAGATTGAAATTGGTCAGCAATCACTTTTCGCTTTTCTGCGTTAAGTGTTATTTTCTTCTCTTTAGTCATGCTACCTCTTTCTGTATTATTTTTTTGCATAAATGTTTTTTATCACTTGACAATAGGATAGTCAAGGATTATATTGTATTTAATTTATCTTTTAATTAATTTAAATTAGTGTTCGATTGTGGGGTTGTACTACACTTAAAATTGGGAAACCCTCGGGACAACTTCTGGTTGTGGTGTGTGACGTGTAATCCGATATCATCCACAACTAGAACTGATCCCTGGTCTATAGGTCTCAACTTGTAATGTATTAGTCTAGACTGCCCTATAGACCTGGGATCAGTGGAACCATTCGTTAGTTCGTAGTCGTCCACTGATCCCTGGACCAATTGTCAGTAGACTGCAGGTCCGGTGTGATGAACACCGGCGTCAGTTGGTCCTGGGATCAGTACTGATCCCTGGTCTAATTGGTCGAAAGTAATTGTGCTCGAGCAATTCCAATTGGACCTGGGATCAGTGAGAGGGTGTACTAATTCCGGACAGCCTCACTGGTCCATTGCGGCCCGAGTGGTGTAGATTATGCGGACAGAATTCTGACTACTGGCCAGCAAGCCGCAAGCTTCAAGCTTGACAGCTGGTACAGGATAGTATAGGATGGATTTAGAAAGGATAAACTATGACTAAAAAATATACAATTGCACAAATACTAGCAGCCTGGGAAGATGCCTATGGTGAAGACATGACTCAAGAATATTCAGGTTTTATTCAGAGACTATCTGAAGAAAACGCTTCGCAAGCCAGTGACCCTGGTAAAGGTTCGGATACAAACAATCTCGGAGCCCGAACAAAATGAAACCAAACGCCGGCAAAGAGTATAACAAAATTTTAGTAAATCATTGGCGCTGGCTGTTGGACCAAGGCCCAAGCTACAAGCAACAAGCGACAAGCTGTAAGCAGCAAGCGGCAAGCTTGACAAGAAAGCTGTACAATGATATCCAGGAGTATACAGGAGAAAATAAAAATGAAAACAAATGAAGCATTAAAAATTATAGGAGGCTCGCTGTCCAAACCTTCAAAGATGCCGGGCTGGTCAATTGGTTTACCTGCCAAAGAGTGCAAGACAGGCGGCAAGCTGCAAGCTGTGCCAGGATCTGTTTGTTACGATTGTTACGCAATGAAGGGCTGCTACGTATTTAAGGTTGTTCAGGATGCACAATACAGAAGGCTGGCAGCAATACAGTCACCGCAATGGGTCGACGCTATGGCGCATTTAATAAATTCAAAAAAGCCGGATGTGTTCAGATGGCATGACAGCGGCGATGTTCAGGACTTAGACCACTTAATGAAAATTTATGAAGTGTGCGAGCTCACACCTTCAAAGCGTCACTGGTTACCGACTCGTGAAGCTTGGATCAAGAAATATTTAAAAGATAAACCAAACAATTTAGTCATACGATTTAGCGCGCCGATGGTAGACCAGACGGCGCCTGCTTCGTGGCCCAACTCTTCGGAGGTGGTGACGGAAGGCGGCAACTGTCCGAGCTCAAAACAAGGTAATCAATGTTTAGATTGCAGAGCGTGTTGGGATCCTTCAATTAAAACGATACAATATAAATCTCATTGATATGTTTAGACATCCAAAGTATTATAAAGAATTACGTAAGCGTAATAAACTGGACCAGGCCATTAGCTTAAGAGCTCACGACGGTGAGCGCGAGCGTGCGACTGGTCCGGGCCCCAAGCCACGTTATACACCGACTGGAATTTTATTAGGAGTAGACTTAGGCGACAAGCCCCAAGCTTCAAGCGCCAAGCTCACAAAGTCTCAAGCTTCAAGCGGCAAGCATCAAGCCCCAAGCACAAAGGCTCAAGCTTAAAGCCACAAGCAACAAGCTCGTGGATCATGGACCCTTCAAAAAGTTTCAAGCACCTTGAACCGAGGTGCTCTACCAAGATAAAACTGTTCTTCGGATGTGTGTGATGGAAAGCAATTTGATGTGGAGAAAACTTAACCTTGTTACTCTTCGTGACTTTTAATTCTACTGTGAAAAAGTGCCCAGAAGTATTATAGCCCAATAGATCAGGAGTACCGGATAAGCTAAGGTTTTCAAGTCTGTTCCAGATAATTTTGGGAGTTTTTGATTTAAATTTTTGATATAATTTACGCTCTGGAGCCATGAGTTTTTTGGAGTAACATCGTCATTCATTTAATAGTCCTTTTTAAGTTTATCTGGCAAGATAAGCTTTGAAGACCTTTCAGTTTTTAGTACTAAACGATGTGCACTATGACCTGGATGACCAATGATTGGAACAGCATTTTCATGCACTTCCATTCGTCTAATCGCGTGTAACTTTCCGTTTATTTCTACGTAGATGACGGCGTTCTTAACTGCGTCGCTACCTTTCGTAAAACTACCCAAGAAGGTTTGCAAGTCTTGTACTCTCATGAATCTTTTCGTCTTAACTTGTCTGATAAATCTACTATCACTTTTTTATAACCTTGCAAGAGATTTTTATTGCTTTCATTTTCTGAAGCTTGTTGTTTTAAATTCCAAATTTCTTCTTTTAATTTTTGTATTAAAATTTTATATGCGTTTATCAAATCGTCTTTCATTCTTGACAATATAGGATAGTTACCTTAAATTGTCAATCATGGGAGTGCCAAAAAGATTAACAGAAATGCAACAAAGATTCGCTGAGTTTCTAGTATTCGGTGGACCGGAAGGACCAATGACTCAAACAGAAGCTGCGTTAGCGGCAGGGTATTCACCCAAACGTGCAAGACAAGAAGGATCAGAATTATGTAATCCTAGACTATCACCACTTGTTGTTAAATACATTGGTGAACTGAAAGAAGAAAGACTACGTAAACATGAAGTAACTTATGAAGGACATGTTGCTGAACTTGCAAGACTTAGAGAAGCCGCTTTGAAGAAAGGCTCTTTCTCTTCTGCTGTAAACGCTGAAGCAAATCGTGGAAAGGCAGCAGGATTATACATAGACAGAAAAATAATAAAAACTGGGAAACTAGAAGATATGTCAGAGCAAGAACTAGAAGCAAAGATGAAACAACTTTTAACCGATTACGGACAGATAATTGATGTGACTCCATCTAAAGTTTCTGAATCTTCTTTACCCAATCACGAGGAATCATCGTCCGATCCCCAAAACTAAAACTACCATCATCTTCTCTATCGTAAGATGCAAATAATTTAATTGCTTTTTTATCTTTTGAATACAGCCAACCTTCATTTACAGGTCTAGCTAATTTCATCTTATCAAACTCTTTTTCATTGGCCCAGCCCGAATCACTCACACAGTCGATCCACTCCACTCGGACTTTAGGATAAGGTATGTCGGGAGTTATAGAGGCGATAGCTTTTCTTCTTTTCCTAGGCATGTCACCTCATATCACACTAATAGCAATCTAAAAAGTTTAAAAAATTTCACAACAAACTCAAACTCGCGCGCGTAGGGCATTCTGTATTAGTATAGGTGGACATAATAATCTGTACTCTAAAACATGATTTGTACCATGATCTGTCCACCCTAAAGTCAATAAAATCAATACTTTTAGACCAAAAGTACAAAAAGTACACTTTTTTTGAACGAAAAAAAAATATTTTTTTTAAACTTTTTAGATCTCTATATAGCGTACTGTTTGCCACATTTATGCCATATTTACATTAATGTTAGCTGAAATAGTCATTCTTAAACGTTTTGATTTAACATTTCTAACATAATGTTTTAAAATAGCAGGAAAGATAACTACATCATCTTCTTTTACAGGAAACTGCCATTCATCTTGTAACCAAGTATTTTTTAAATCATTTCCTTGTAATATATTATTAAACTTTTTATTTCTGTCCCATATCCCCATGTAGGTGTAAGGACTTAAAAAAGTAGTAGGCGCATGTTCCTTGTCGAATTGTACATAATGCACCATACTAAATTCACAGTCAGAATGCATGTGAGGTTTCATAAATGTTTCATTTTTAGATGCAGTATAATTTACGATTTGATAAGATATTTTACATTTACCTGTAGGAGATAAATTTTTAAAATATTCATTTATTGCCTTTTCATAAGGTTTAAGTAAACTCTTGTAATTAATTTTTTCAAAATTAGTATTTTTTTCATCTAACAAAGAGTGATGAATGTTTGTTTTGTAATTACTTTTATCCCACTCCTGTCTTTCATTGTCTTTGTTATAGTTATTTTTAATTGTATTTATAATATCTTTCTTGTCGTAATCCGTTGATTTAATTGATGTAATTAAAACAGGTAAACCAAACAAATAATACATTTTACAATATGGCTTTATCAGCCTCATTG